ATAGTCTTAATCTTTCTCTTTGGAGTAAAGTTTTCTGTTATTATCTCGTCATGACTCAACACAAATACCTTTAAGTCTTCTCTGAGACTTTTTCCTGTATTTATTACATCCCATGCATGACGGGCAATATCAGTAAACTTATCCCATCCTTTTTCATCTGATCGGTTCATGAATTCAGTACTCATCAGGTACTGAAAATCATCAATGATAATAGCTTTGATATCAGGTCTGGTATCATTTATTTTCTTTAAAGCTGATACAATCTCCTTTGCAGATGCAGAAACAAGATAATTTTTATGTTCACTGTTGTATTTAGCTTTCCATCCTCTAAAAGGTAGCGGTTTACCAACAATATTGATAACTGCTGTTTCTTTAGGATTGAGCTTTTCAACAGATGTGGATTTTCCTGTTCCTGTCTGCCCCACTACTGCGATAATTTCACTCATTTTAAAGTTTTAAATTGTTTAGAATTGTTTGGATCAATCAAAATCTATTATTTGATTGTATTTAAGGAGATTCTTCATTTTCGCAATGAAAGGGTCTCCGTCCCTGCATTTTATAAAATGCCAGTAAATCAGATCTTTGGTAGGCATATCTTCAGGACCGTAAGCTCTCAGATTTAACATCTCAGGACGATGTAGTATAGAGAATACATCGCTGTACTGGTAAAGGCTGTCAGCTCCGAAGACATCAGATTTCTGGGGATAATGTAAGTTCTTATTTTGTATTCGTTCAACTGCTTCTATTCCTCTGTTTAATTGACTGACAATAACATATGATGATTTAATTTTTTTCTTCATTTCATTGAACATCCCTGCAAGCTCATAAAGAGTCTCAAGCTGGTTCTGTTCACCAAATTTTTTAACAAGAATACTATGGTCAAGTGTTACAAGAATTCCTCTGTCAAGATTTTCAGGAATCTGTAACGCAAAATGTTCTATGGTAGTTTTGATTTCTTTTACTGTTCCTGGTATGTCTACATACCACACTGGTCTGTTAATAATACTTTTAGCATAATTTTCTGCCCTCAGATACAAATCCTTGTTTAAGTTTTTATCAGGATTATTTATATCTGCACTATACATCTGTTTTACTGTAAGCTGAAGATTTTGTGATATTTTTCTACCAACTAATCTTCTTGCTATCATTTCAAAATTGAATGACAGCACTGCAAATTTTTCCAAAGGATTCATGTCAAACAATCCTGTTTCAAGTGAATTGAGTACAGCTGTTTTCCCACTCAAGTTGTTATCTTTCAGGCTTTTTATCCTGAAATTCTGTAGTTTCATTTTGTTATTTTTACAGTTCAGCATATATCTTCATCTTTATGATGTCGGGCGCTCGTGGAATGATTATTGTTAGGCTCACATTCTATGCGTTACACCTTCTGTTTCCTTTATCCTAAAACAGCTTGGCTCGGTATTG